ACAAGGTTTTTCAAGTGCAAAGGCAGAACTTCGTGCGCTTCAACAGCAGTTGTTGCAAATGGATCAAACCAGCGAAGCGTTCAAAGTAGCGTCTGCGCGTGCTGCCGAGTTGAAGGATAACATAGGTGATTTGTCCGCTGAGATTAACGCTAACGCAGGTAATGCGTTTGAAGGTATTTCTAACAACGTTGGTTTGTTTGGTTCGCGTCTTATGTCGCTTGATTTGAAAGGTGCAGGACAAGCGTTAACGGCAGTTGGTGCAGCGTCTAAAAAGATTGGTTTCAAAGAAATGGCTACCGAGTTAGGTGGTCTTACAAAAGGTATTGCAAATTTAGGTAAAGCGTTATTAACTAATCCGTTGTTTTTGCTTGGTAGCGTAATTGCTATAATTGTAACCAACTTCGAATCTCTTTCAAAATCAGGCGGAGTATTAGGCAGTATTTTAACTAAAATTGGTGACTTAATTAATTGGGCAATTCAAGGGTTTCAAAACTTAACAGACGCGATAGGATTAACTTCTATTGCCGCGCAAAAAGAAGCTGAAAAAGTTGCTCAAGTAGCAAAAGATATACGCGACGAAATTGATAAAATAGATAAGATTGCTTCAGATAGAAAAAAGAAAGTTTTAGAAGAATTTAATAACGATATAAACAAAGCCTACGACGCTGAAAAGAAAAGAATTGATGAAATTCTTAAAGATAATGAGCGTCAAATGAAAAGTTACGAGGATTTATACAATAGCGGAACGGTGTTGAATGAATCTCAACAGGCAATGTATGAATACTTTAAAACTGAATCTACTAAATTTAAAGCATATATTAAAGATTTTGGTAAAGAAGTAGATGATTACAATGAAAAGAAAAGAAAAGAGGCAGCCGATAAAGCAAAAAAAGCACAAGATGAAAAGGAGCGTTTGCAAAAAGAAGCAGACGATAAAGAGTTGGAACGTCGTAAGAAATTAAACGACGACATGATGGCGGAAGACGACCACATGCACAGGCTTGAATTAAAAAATATAATTGAAAGAGAAAAGAAAAAAGCAGACACTCAACTTGTTGCGCAAATGGAAGCGCACGCCAAAACTACTGCGTTAACGGCAATTAATTCACAAAAACAACTTGAGGAAGAACAAAAAGCTGAACAAGCAAGAGCAGACCTTCGCGTAAATGCAATGAAAACGTCTTTGTCAATTCTTGGTGACTTAGCCGCTGCGTTTGCAGGAAAGTCTGAAAGACAACAAAAGAAAGCGTTTCAAATACAAAAAGGAGTAAGTATTGCAACCGCAACAATCGACACTTACTTGGCAGCGCAAGGAGCGTATGCCGCGCAAATGAGTATTAAGACACCCGACGCACCTATTCGTGGAGCGGTAGCCGCAGGAATAGCAATAGCACAAGGTCTTGCACGCGTGGCTATAATTAGCAAACAACAATTTAATGGAGGTGGTAGCACAGGTGGAGGTAATCAAGGTGGCGGAAGTGTTCCACAGGCAGGCGGAACAACTGCTCCTTCACCTGCAAACTTTGCCTTCTTAGGTATGCAGCCACAACAACAACCACCGCTTCAAGCATACGTTGTAAGCACTCAGGTGAGCAGCAACTTAGAAGCACAACAATTAATTCAAAATCAATCTAAACTTGGAGGATAAAAAATGAAGAAAATTAAAGTAATTGAATACGGAATTGACGACGCTGGTCTGTTGGGTGTGTTCGCAATAAGCGTAGTTGAGCAACCTGCAATCGGTGTGGACTTCGTTGCACTATCAGAACAACACGTTGTGAAATTCAAAGAAGATTTTAGAGGTCTGTTGTACGGTGCTTTGCTTATTCCTGACCAACTGATTTACAGACGTGACGATAAGACGGACGAAGAATACTACGTTAAGTATTCAAAGGAAACAATTCGCGCTATTGCTTACAACTACTTGAAGCAAAATATGACCAACAACGCAACGGTTGAACACGCGAAAGTAGTTGAAGGTGTCTCGTTGGTTGAAACGTGGATCATTGAAGGTGAGAACGACAAGTCAAAGAACTTCGGCTTCGACCTTCCAGAAGGTACTTGGTTCGGTTGCATGAAAGTAGACAACGAAGAAGTGAAAAAACAGATTCAAAACAAAGAAGTGTTAGGTTTCTCAATCGAAGGGAATTTTATTGCTGAGAAAGAAATGTATTTGAGCGAACAACAACCGACCTTAATTGAAGAATTAGAGCAGTTGCTAACGTTAGCCACGCAAGAAGAAATTGATGCGCGTTATGATGATTATATGAGCGCGGTAAATATGACCTATTCAGAACTTAAAGCGTGGTCAGAAACCGAATGTTCAACGTTGGCTTCTTTGGATCGTGGGCCGATAAACAGAAACCTTGAATTGTTACAAACTAACAAAGCCGATTGGAACGATAGCCATTACGAAGATGCAGGAAAGACAATTGCGTTCATTAACCGTATGCGTGAAAATAGAGCAGGCGACATATTGGAAGATAGCAACGGAAACGTTTGCGGAAGTAAGCGCACGATTTCTCTTTTGAACTGGGCATACAACCCTAACAAGTAATGAATATCGAAGCAGGTGGTTTCTTAAAGGTTGAGTTATTCAACGACGACGCTACTCTGTTTTTGAACGCACTTACCAAGATAACCAACGATGGTGGTAAAATGGGATTCAAAAGTTACGGACTAACTGAGGACGAAATAAACACGCTAAACGCAATACTCGATTCTTTAGGATAAAAAAAACGGAGGGTAACTACTCCCTCCGTCAAACCTAAAAATCAAATTCAACCTATGAAAAAGTTCAATTGTGAAACAAATATACATATTTATATATCTACTCATCAAACAAACAATTAACAGAATTATGAACTTACGAGAAAAAGTAAATGCACTATTCGCAAAACACAATGTTAGCCTATCTGCTGAGGAAGTAGTTGAGGTGAAGCAAATGGTTGAGGCGATTCTTGCAGACGGAACGAGTATCTACTCGGACAGCGACACATGGGCTCCAGGTGTTCGTGTATTATCTAAGGACGCAGAAGGCAACGAAGTTGTTGTAGCGGACGGAGAGTACACAACAGCAGAAGGTGTTATTGTAGTTGTTGCTGACGGACTACTTGTTGAATTGAAGCCAATGGTTGAAGAAGAACCTTCGGTTGAAATTGAAATAGAATCAGAAAAACAATCTACTGAGGTTGTTGCTGAGGAATCACTAAACGCAGAGGTTGAAGGACTTTTGTCGTTAGTTGCTAAGTTAGAGAGTGAACTTGCTGACGCTAAAAAAGCGAACGAGAATCTTTCTTCTGAAGTAACAAAATTAAGCGCACAACCTGCTGCGACTTCAATCAAAGAAGTAAAGCAATCAAAAGTAAATGCACCTGCAAAACCTTATCACAAGATGACCGCAGAGGAGCGTTTCGTATTTCACTTAAACAAATAAAAAAAATAAATAAAAATGCCTACAACAACATCATTAACAACTACCTTCGCTGGTAGAGAGGCAGCAGGATATATCCGCGCTGCGTTTTTAAGTAACGAGTCTTTGGCTGCGGTTACATTCAAAGAGAACATCGAGTACAAACAAGTTGTTCGTCGTTTAGTTGATGCTATCACTTTTTCAAACGCAACTTGTGACTTCACACCAACAGGAACAGTAACACTTACTGAGCGTATTTTGACTTTGGAGAAATTCCAAATTCACAGACAACTTTGCAAGAAAGATTTCTTAGCAGATTGGGAAGCGGCTGCTGCTCAAAACAACCAACTTCACGCTTCTTTAGCTGACGCAATGATTGCTAACATCTTAGCAGGAATGGCAGCTGAGAATGAGCGTTTGATTTGGCAGGGTGTTAACGCAAATGCTGGTGAGTACGATGGTTTCGAAACATTGCTTACTAATGACGGAACGGTTAACGCTGTTGCTTCTCCAGTTGCTATCACAGAATCTAACGTAATTGCTAAAATCAAATTGCTTGTCGCTGCTTGTCCTTTGAGAGTTCGTCGCGCTCCTGAGAAGCCTGTTATCTTGCTTAGTTCTGACGTTGCTGAACACTATCGTAACGCAGTTTTAGGACTTGGCGGTGGTAACTACTTGTATCAAGGAGAAGAAGTGAAAATGACTTGGAACGGTCAGTACGAAATCATCGAGTGCCCTGGAATGTCTACCTCTACAATGGTAATGTGGCAGAAGTCTAACGCTTGGTTCGGTACTAACTTACTTGACCAATGGAACAATGTTGCTCTTTTGGATATGTATGCACATGACCTTTCTGACAACGTTCGTTTTGCTGCTTCTTTCTTCGCTGGTGTTCAGTACGGTTTCGGAAACGAGATTGCTTACTACAACGCATAATTCAACCATTCTAACCCTTGCATATAGAGAGGTAGCGGCTAAACACCGCTCCTCTTTTGTGCTAATAAAAACATATAATTATGGCATGTGAATTAAGCACAGGTTTTACACTTGATTGCAAAGACGGCATCGGTGGAATTAAGAAAATTGTTCTTTGCGACACAGTTACTTCGTTAACTCTTGACGCAAACGAAATCGTTACAGCAATCATTGGTCCAGTTGCAGGTGATTTGTACACTTACGATTTGCCAACGCAAACAGGTTCTTTCGAAGAAACAATCAACTTCAACCGCGACGCGGGTACAATTTTCTACACACAGACGGTTAACGTAATGCTAAACAAATTAAGTTCAGCAAAGCGTCTTGAATTGCAAACAGTTGCACAAGGTCGTCCAATGGTTTTCGTTAACGATTCAAACGACAACTGGTGGGCTGTTGGTTACGAGTTTGGTGCTGACCTTTCAACAGGAACAGCAGCGACAGGAACTGCACTTGGTGACATGAACGGTTACACACTTGCATTTGTACACGAAACTCCAAAGAGAGCGTACAAATTGAGCGGTACTCCTTTGTCAATTCTTGACTAATCAAAAAACTTTTACACATAGAGGAGCAACGCGCTCCTCTGTGTTGTAATTTTAACGTAAAGGAACAGATAGAATGGTTTATCTCAATACAAATACAGCGAATCAAGATGCGTGGCTTTCGTTAGACGAAGGTCGTCAGTATTTCAATGTAGCCTTTACACACTATTTGCTTGTTATGACTTACGAAATGACAGGTCAACAATTAGCGCAAGTAGTCGAAGTAGTAACTGAGAACGAACGCGTAACTAAAATAAGACTTACAACGGTTGGGTTGGTAGATGCAGGTCGTTATCATTACGAGGTGTACGGACAAAACAGCAGCAGCAATATAGATCCAACTAACGCTTCCGTCGTTGGCTTGGTTGAGAAAGGTTTAATGATACTTCAAGACGGAACAATTTACTTTGACGTTTCAACACCGACAATTCCTGTCGATGTAATTTATACAGGTGCATAATATGAGCAACATACAAGCAATTAACTTATCAGCTTATCAGCCAGTTGAAGCAGTTGAAACGGAGAATCGTGCAGGTTGGATAAATTACGGACAGAACAATCTTTTTCCACAGCACCTAATCACGCTTTATTACAACAGTCCTATTCATAACGCATTGACGAACTCAATTGCTTA